ATTGGGTGAAGCAGATATCACAACTCTTGGAACAGAATCAGGTCAGGTCTTAGTAACCTCTCAACCTATTCTGGGTTCATTGTTCAAGTCACAGAATGCTTCTGTATGGACACCTAGTCAGTATGAAGATTTGAAATTCAACTTATATCGTTCTGATTTTATTGGAAATGGCAATGTTGAATTCTTCAACCCTCAACTTCCTACTCAACTCGAAAGAATTAGCAGAAATGGTATCACAGCAGTTCCAAGAAACCTGAGTATTGGTATTGGAACAACAGTTGCTGATGGTGAGATGAAACTTGGTAATACTATTATACAGGTTGATTCTGATGGAACTGGTGAACTAGTAGGATTTGCTGGATCAATCACCGGTACTCTTGCACTTACTAATGTTGGTGCAGGGTATACACCATCAAATGGACAATTCTCCTTTACTGGAGTTGCTCTGACATCTGTGACTGGAAGAGGAATCAATGCAACTGCTGATATCACTGTAACTAATGGTGTTGCTATTGCTGCAACAGTCAATGCTGGAGGTAAAGGATATCAGATTGGTGATGTTCTAACTCCTTTGAGTATTGGAACTGATGAACTTGGTTCTGGAATGCAACTTTCTGTTCCTCAACTAAAAGGATTTAATGAACTAATTGTTGATAAGGTTCAGGGCACATTTGGTCCTAACAATAGACTCCAATATATGGACACATCAGGCATTGCTACTGATATCAATGCTGGTATTGGTGGAAGTGTATTCCCACTACAACCTTATAGAGTGAATAGTGATGGATTACATCTCAAAATCTTCCAGAGAAATCATGGAATGTATTCTGAGATTAACAGGGTTAGCATTCAAAATATTGAAACTGATGTTCCTGCAACACAACTTACATCAGATTATCAGAAGACTGAAACTGGCGTTATCTCAATTGGAAACACTGCTAACTTTGGTACATTTGAAGGTGTTGGAGTTGGTGCTACAAACCCAGGTTATGTAAGAATTGGTGCAGAGATCATTTCTTATACTGGTGTAAGTGACACCAATACTTTGACTGGTATTTCTAGTAGAGGAGTTGATAATACACTCTCAGCTAAGCATAGTGTAAATGACTTGGTTACTAAGTATGAGTTCTCAGGAGTATCACTGAGAAGAATCAATAAGACTCATGTCCTTGCTGATGCAACAGTTCAAGATCCTATTGGAATTGACTACTATCACATTAAAATTGATATGTCTAAAGATGGCACTGATAAGAGTGCATCTTCTACAGACTTTGGAGCAAGATACCTCACTGAAGTTAAACTTGGTGGTGGTATCAATGCAAGAGGTACATATAACCTCCCTTATAGTTTGATTGTTCCAAATATCAACAATACATCTCCTTCTGGAACAAATGTATTTGGTTCTGTGAGATCTGTTTCTGAAACTAGTGTTTCTGGTACTGAAGTATCATACATTGATCAAGGTTATCAAGAGATTGCTTTGAAAGAAAAGAATTACTTTGAAACTCAGAGAATGGTGGTTTCTAAAACAAATGAAGATGCTTATCTAACTACATTACCTGGCAATAAGTCATTCACAATGGCTCTGAGTATGAACTCTTATGATAAGAGACTTTCGCCTACTATTGACTTAGATAACTCATCTGTTATCTTTGTTTCTAATAGAGTCAATTCCCCTATTCTGAACTATGCAACTGATTCAAGAATCAATGGAATTGGAAATGATCCCAACAGTCTGATGTATGTGACTAAACTTATCACACTTGAGAATCCTGCAACTTCACTAAGAGTTTACATTGATGGTTATGTTTCTAACTACAATGATATAAGAATGCTTTATTCTTTGAATCAAGAGGCAACTGCTGTAGACACAGTGTACACTGCATTCCCTGGATACAGGAACATTGATGAGTTTGGCAATGTAATCAATCCTACTGTAAGTGATGGAACTTCTGATATTGAGATCAGAAAATCTGATTCCTATACCCAAGAACCTGGTGTTGATCAGTTTAAGGAGTATACATTTACTATTGACAAACTGCAACCATTCAGTAACTTTAGAATCAAATTGATTGGAACATCAACCAATCAGTCTATTGTTCCACAGTTTAGAAACCTTAGAGTTATTGCCTTGGCATAATGAATTTATTACCAGTTGAAGGAAAAGATGACTTTGCTAGAGACCTCAAGTCTCGTGCAGTCATCAATACTGATCATTCTCAATTTGAAGCATATATGAACACTAGGAATAGACTCTCTTCTCAAAAGGAGAGAGTTGATAAACTTGAGGAAAAGGTTGATGACCTTTCTGATAATATAAATGATATTAAATCAATGCTCCAAACTATCATAAAGCAAAATGGCCAATAATACTATTACATTTGACCCTGCTGCTGGTGTAGCATATGGAGTCAACTTAACTATTTTTAGTGGTGCTGATTTTAGATCAACATTCCACGTAAAGAATAATGACTCCACTAATTTTGATTTTACTGGTTATAGTGGATCATCACAGATGACCAAATCAGTTTCTGTTGGTTCTTCATCAGTTTCTATAGCTACATTTAATGTAGGATTTACTAGTGCAACTTCTGGTAGATTTGAAATTTCCCTTGGGTCTACACAAACTGATCCCATTTCACCAGGAAGATATGTTTATGATATCCTTGTGAGCTCAGGATCAAGTCTCTATAGACTAGCAGAAGGATATATACTGGTACAAGGTGGCATTTCCTCTGCACCCTAAATAGTTAAAAATATAGTGTATAATGGCTCAACCTTCTACACGACAAGAACTAATAGATTATTGCCTAAGACAGTTGGGAGCACCTGTCTTAGAAATCAATGTTGCTGAAGAGCAAGTTGAGGACTTAGTAGATGATGCTATTCAGTTTTTTCAAGAAAGACACTTTGATGGTGTTCAACAGGTATATCTTAAATATAGAATTAGTCAAGATGATGTAGATAGAGGCAAAGCACGTCCTCCTGGTGCTCCTTCAAATAGTGCAGGTCAAACAGGAATTACATCCACCAGTGCTACAACAAACATTGTTGGAACTGCTACAACATTTACTTATTATGAGAACAGTAATTATATACAGTTAACTCCAGATATCATTGGAGTCAATAAGGCATTTCAGTTTGATGGTTCCTACAGTGGAAGTGGGATGTGGAATGTAAAATATCAATTGATGCTTAGTGATTATTTTGGAACCTGGGGAGGATCAGGTGGTTTTGATCTCCTATCTTATGATATGACTATGAGTTATTTGGAGACAATGAATTTTGTCCTGAATACTCATAAGCAGATTAGATTTAATCAAAGATCAGATAGGATGTATCTTGATATTGATTGGAGTACTCTTAAAGAGGGCGAATTTATTGTTCTTGATTGTTGGAGATCAATGGATCCCAATGATTATGCAAGAGTTTGGAATGATTCTTTCTTGAAACCATATCTGACTGCTCTTATTAAGAGACAGTGGGGTCAGAATCTCATCAAGTTCCAAGGTGTTAAACTGCCTGGTGGTCTTGAGTTTAATGGTAGAGCAATCTTTGACGATGGACAAAGAGAACTTGATGAAATTAAACAGAAGATGATGAGTACTTATGAACTTCCACCATTAGATCTTATAGGTTGATGTTATGCTCAATCCATTTTTTCTAAACGGCAGTAAAGGTGAACAGGGTCTGATTCAGAGTCTGGTCAATGAACAATTGAAGATGTATGGCGTTGAAGTATACTATATTCCCAGAAAATATTTAAAAAAGAATACTGTAATTAAAGAGGTCATTCAATCTGAATTTACTAGCGCTTATCCAATTGAAGCATATGTAGATAACTATGAAGGTTATGGTGGTCAAGGGACTTTGTTATCAAAGTTTGGCATTCAGAATAATGATGACCTGACTCTTATTATATCAAGAGAAAGATATGAAACATATATCACTCCACTGATTAGAGATTTACCTAATATTGAATTAGCAGAGAGACCTAAAGAAGGCGATTTGGTATATTTCCCTCTTGGGGATAGGTTGATGGAGATTAAATACGTAGAGCATGAATTGCCCTTCTATCAACTACAGAAGAACTATGTTTATCAGTTGAGATGTGAACTCTTCAGATATGAGGATGAAGTTCTTGATACTGGTATTGCTGAGATTGATAATGAAATTGAACAACTTGGATATATCCAAACTCTTGGTCTTATAGGAGTTGGAGCAACTGCTACTGGAACTGCTGGTATATGCACAAGTGGTTCTGTTCAGAAAATCAATATCACAAATATGGGAAGGGGATATACAAGTGCTCCTCAAGTGGCATTTAGTTCTGCCCCATCTGGTGGTGTAACAGCAGAAGGTATTGTAACAATTACAGACCAATACATTGGATGTAAAGGTGTTGGTACTGGTAAGGTATTCTCAGTCTGTATGACCAATACTGGTTGTGGGTATACAGTTGAACCTATGGTCACCTTTGATGGTGGTGGAGGGGTTGGTGCTGCCGCTACAGCAGGCATATGTACCAATGGTTCAGTACAGTTCATCAATGTTACTAATGTTGGATCTGGATATACAGGTAATGTAGATATCTCAATTGGGTATACAGGAGCAATTAATCCTGGATTTATAACTGCTACTGGAACTGGTGTAGTTAATAGTGCTGGAATAGTTACGTATGCATGTATAACTAATGCTGGTTGTGGATATACAATTGTGCCTGATGTCACATTCCCCTCTGCTCCAGGTATTGGATCAGCATTTGGTGGTTCTTTCATATTCAATGAAGTTGTTATTGGTCAGACATCTCTTACAGAATCTAGAGTTAAGCAATATGATGCTGTTGCTAACACATTGGAGATATCCATTGTTTCTGGAACCTATGGCATAGGAGAAACCATTATTGGTCAAGAATCAGGTGCTACACATGTCATCAGAACTGCGACAACAGATGATCTTGTTACACCTTATGCAGACAATGATAACATTGAACTACTAGCAGATAATATAATTGATTTTGATTCTAAGAATCCATTTGGAATGCCTTAGATATGGAAGAACAAATAGTGGTATAATTAAGTAGTAGAGAACGTCTTAGTAAATGAAAAATA